ATAGGTTCAGAGTTGTATGGGGTACGTGTAGCATACCAATCTTTTAACTTTGTAACATCTCCTAACTGTATTGTATTAGGAAAGTTCTTTTGTGCCACCTCAATAGCATACTTGTCAATCTCACAAGCATAGTATCTATGGACAGGTATGTTAGCACGTTGTAAGGCTAACTGCCCACAACTCATGCCATCAAATAAACTTAGTACATTCATATTAGACTCCTATGTAGCATGAAAAGAATAATGCAATTATTCCTGTCACAATTAAAATTAATATTCTATCGTTATCATTAGGTAACATTTTAATCTCCTTTGTCCCAACTTGGGACTTATATTTATAAACAATTACAAAACGTGTTAGTTATCGCCATCGCCATGATGTATGTAATATATAACACAATTACACCACCAAAGCAAATGGCGAATACTTTATATAGCATCTATGTAAACACGTAGATGTGTAGACTGATCTATTGATTGACCCCAATACGTAGCACCTGTACCCTTGAGTTCAGGCTTGATGTGTTGTCCACGTACTCTCATAGTGTATGACTCGTTATTAAGATATACTTTCATACCTCTTGTTAGCTTCTTGCCATACTCATCATTAGGTATCTCAGAGAATACATATCTGTGTCCTTTAGTATTAGCATTATCATAGTATAACTTTCTCCAATACTCTACGTGTTTACTTTCTCTATGTGCAAGATTTTCTGCTTGTTCTAGCAGTTCATCTCTCTCCTTGAGCATACCTTGTAGGTTCTCAACCTTAGTTGTGAGTCCAAGCAACCTATCCTCTTGCTCTTGTAAGTTCTTCTTATATATCTTGTCATTGTTTTCAATGATGTCATCAGTCTTCTTCAAGTCTTCTTTTAACTCCTTGATTCGCATAACTCTACCTCTATCTTGGTCTTTAACTTTAGCAGATGAAGTTTCTACTTGACCTTGTAACCTCTCAATCTTAGCAACTAAGTCTTTAGTTCTACCCATATGCTCTGACCTGTCAAGCATCTCCTCTTGCTCACACAACTTAGCAAATGCCCTGACCATATGTTGAAAGTCCATATGTGATATAGGTATGTGCTTATCTTCTGCTTCTGAATAGTATGTCTTGTAGTTTAAGTCATACATATCACTTGCTAATTTACCTGTGCTAGTTGTTGCTCCTAGCATTTGTACTACTCTGTGTATCTTCATTATACTAACTCCTTACCTTGAACATAGTTGTTATCTTTTTCTATTATGTGTGGTGCAGATTGCATGAAGAAGTCTACCATGTCTACTGCTTCCTGTTCTGACTCTGCTTCTACTGAATAGTAGAGGTAGCCATTCATACCTTCAATGTGTATTTTAAAAAAGTATTCTTTCATATTCGTCTCCTGTGTTGTGTCCCAACTTGGGACATGGTTAAATGTAAACTTTGGGGTTACCATTTGAGGAATCCATGTTAATCATACCTACCCAATCACTTGGAATGTAATTCCATTCTTTAGGTTTGTATTGGTTATCACTCATGCCTTGATGCATGAAGTAGTCATCTGTATAGGGGTTATACTTTACTCTATCCCAATCGTCAAGATATACCATACGTGATGGCTCTTCCCTTGACTCTGATATATAACCTACTGCAAAAGCATGAACATTCTTCTTGCCCTCTTGTCGCACTCGCTTTTGTCCACCCTTACGGACAACAAACTTAGCATCTTCAAGAACAACCCATGACTTATGATCTTTTACTAAACCACTCTTGCAATCTTGTATGCTCCAACAGTTTCTATGTAAGTTCCAATAGACTCTAACCTTTTGCATAAAACCTCTCCTGATGTTGTTGTTTAATTTTACGTTGCATCTTCCTGTTAAACTTCCACATATTTTTATTCTTAGTATTAGGCTTTTTCCTAACAGGTATCTTTTGAAATGTGTCTTGACTATTCATTTGTAATCTCCTCAATAATTACGTCATTATAACCTCTAGCTTTCCAATCGTCTGCATCTCGCTTGGCATCATTGTAGCTCTTGTAGTAATCATCGTTACCACCTACCCAAACTATGTATCTCCAACCATTTGCATAATCTGTATCCATAATATTACTCCTCTGTAAAGAATGCTTGTTTATATCTTATAGTGCCTTCCACAATAGCTATAGCTTCATTAAGTCTTTTCAAGTTATACTTGTTCTTTATGTGTATAGGCACTTGTGGATTAGTCTCCAAACTATTTTTAGTTTGTAACAATAATGATAACAGTTCTCTATTCTTTTCCATTTGATACTCCTTGTCCCAACTTGGGACATTGTTAATGTTAATACTTCTTTACTTTCTCAACGATAGTGTCTGTCGTGCCATGTTGATAGCACAACAGACAATCCTTACACTTTTGACCTGTACAATTCTGATCGTCAACATACTCATCTTCTAACACATTATTGAATGTCTTGTCAAAGTGCTTGGGTGGTTTGCTCAAGATCGTACCTACTTTTGGATTACTGTAAATAATAATAAGGTTTTTAGGTTTATCTCTTGAGTCAAAAAATGGTTTAATAATATCTGTACGTTTAGTCCACAAGGCGAATATGCAATGTGGGTTGTGTTCTGCAATACGACAATAGTTCTCTATGTGTGTAAACTTATTATATCTCTTGATAACTTTGCCCTTTGAGTCCACAGTCTCAGTACGTAATTCGCCATGTGCATCAAGTCTTTTGTATGCCACAAGATACGTAGGTATATTACTGCGTTCAAGCAATCGTTCTGCTAAATGCTCATTGCGAGATAATGCAGGTTGCATATTCTTGCGATAAGAACCAAGCATGACGTGACTATAGCAAACACCACAGATGTCAACGACTTTACCTGCCTTGTCATTTTTAGCTTTGGCTTTGATGTATCTGTCGTAGCAGAAGCCATTGGTAACTGTATTGTCGCTAATAGCAGTCAAAGACTCAAGTTTGCCTGTCATCTTTGATACGTGTATATCTTGTAACATATGTAACTCCATAAGTAATAGTTAAAATTTAAGTAGGCAGTTTTACAAGATGCCTAGCTTCTCCTCTCGTTGTGTGTCCCAACTTGGGACTTTTGGTTATGCTACCAACTTCTGTGCTAGTCTAGACTTGAAAGCAACATACCAATTCTGCGTAACTCTAGGCTTACCACGTCTATCATAAGCATGGAATGATGAGAACTTAGAACCAAAGTTGAATCTGATTAAAGGCTCACCTGACTTGCCACCATTACCCTTGCTAACAAACCAACCCTTGACTTTGATTCTATTCTTATCGCCTTGATATCTAAAAGGCTTGTACCCTTTAAGTTTAAGATAAGTTAAAGTTAAAAGGATTCGTATAGGTGTGAAGCCACCCTCTATAACTTGACCTTTTGCGATATCGTTAAAATTGATAATAAACATATAGAAATCTCCTTTGTTAAATGTTAATGTTTATCTTGCTTACACCCTACCATAGGATATAAGAGGTGTCAAATGGGACATCATATTCTCAATAATGTATATACTGCACCACCTAATCCGAGTACACCCACTGTATATATAGCGATTGGTATCAGTCCTACGTTGTATAACATATCATTACCCATGATAATTACAACGATTACAGATACGATTAATAAAGTTATTCCACCTAATTTTTCTAACATTAGTTCTCTCCCCATCAATCATTAGTTTTATTATAAAATTCTCTTAACTCTTTTTGCATCTCTTTTGGTAGACTATCCCACCAAGACATTAAGATACTGTCTAGCAGTCTATATTTATCTTTAATTTTCATTTACTTCTCCTCAGTTGTTGGAGTCCCAACTTGGGACATTTGCTTTGCTCGTTGCTCTTTAATAAATGCCCTAGCTTTAGCTAACACACTTCGTCTATGCTCATCACGTTTAGCCATAAGGTAATCATGCATGGCATTATCACTACCCAATGCACCACTAATCATGATAGGGTACATATCTATGGTCTGCTTACGTTCTGCGTTAGGTGTGAAGTCCCAAGATGATCTAAGGGTTTTCGTGTACCTAGCAGGGGTTGGCTTCCCATTCTCAAAGGCTAATTTGAGGTAAGCATTCTCGCCTTTAGTAATCGTCATGTCTATCCTTTCTGTCCCAACTTGGGACATCTAACTCGTTGAAATCAATACCTTTATTCAGTATGCTTACACTATACCACATACAAAACAAATGTCAAATGGGACATGTAAGTCCCAACTTGGGACACTTAATCTATAACCTATAACCTACATACTACTGTCATCATCTATAACCTATAGCCTACAACCTACTATCATAATTATGATGGACAGAATTTAGGCACAAAAAAATCCCAAGCCATTTCTGACTTGGGACTTGGTTTTATTTTTTATGATGCTTTTTTTGCAACTTGATCTATTGAGTAATCTGATATTTTTTGTGCTTCTTCACTTGAAGCAAAATCTATTAGTGAAAGTAAATCCTCACCAAATTCTGCAACCCAAATATCGGCAAAGTTTTTAAGTACATCTTCCTTAGTTCTAGGTGCAGAAGGTGTTTCTTCTGATGTCCCAACTTGGGACTCATCATTTTCAGAATTATCATTTTCAGACTTAGAAGGTGCAGGGTTAAAGTATGCATTAGTTTTTGAAACAACCCCACGTACCCCATTAACTTTTGAAGACTTGGCTTCTGCAGTTTGTGAAAATTCTACAATCTTTTCAATATCTGCAATTATTGATTTATAAGCACTTGTATCATTTTTGAATTGTCTCTTTTTGATAAGAACTTTTTTACCCTTGGCATTCTTTTTGAACTCAAACATAGCCTTGTAACCATTCTCAAAAAGTTCTTCATTAGATGAAGATGTCAATTCTACACAAGCCATATACGTTGCACTATCTACACCCTTGGATAAATCCTTAAAGATGTCATTATTAAGTCTATTAGTTCTAGTAACATAAAGAGAAATAAAAGTATTTGCATTTAAGTTTGTCATGATTTTTACCTTTCAAAGTAAAGTTGTTATTGATGTTTATGATTATGCATAGTTTTAAAACATTGTCAAATGTCCCAACTTGGGACTTGCTCAAACGTATAGTGGAAGCCAAATAGATATTTTGGGACATAGCGAAAAGAGAACGAAACAGGAACAAAAGTGTTGGGGTAGGGTATGCATAAAATAAAGAGAATAGGTATCATTTTTTATAATCGTAATGTTTCACGTGAAACAATTTAGGCAAGTGATACACTAACAGTTGACAATTATATAAAAAATCTAGGGTTTATAAGGGTTTAATGGGTAAAAAGTCCCAACTTGGGACATAAAAATATTATTTTTCTTGCAGTTTGTCGCATAATATCAAAAAATTGTCTGTTTTCAATGCCACCTGCCACTGCCACTACCCCCCATACAGTACGCATATACAGATAAATACACAGATAGGTAAAATTAAGTGTTAACCACTACAAGCAAGTGATAAATGCCAACTACCTAGTGCCTTGTTTTTAATGGTTTTATAAAAGGGGGGTTGACAAAACACCAAAACTGCTATATAATTATGTATAACAGGTGTACAGGGAAAATGTATACATATAATAATGATATATATAACATATAAATGTAATACATTTTAAATGAACCTCCTCCTATATGATTATCCCCGTACTATACAATAATAAGACTTGACAATGAGAAAAAAATCAGTAAAACTATATACACCAGAGAATATGCTGGAAGCATTTTATCATGCTATCCACACAAATACCTTGAATCGTTTACACATACCCCATAGTTCCGTGTTTTATGTTCGTGCAGCAATAGAAGCGAAGACAGGAAAAAGATATACACTAAAACACGTAGAGAACGCAATGAAAGCAGAGGGAATGTTAAATGATGTTTGAGACATGGGTACTTGTATGCCTTATTGGTACACAGAATATATGCCATACACTGTCCGATTTACACGGACCTTATGAAACCAAGAAAGAATGTGTGGCACGTGCTTACGAAATAGCAGTGGACTTGCCAGAACATATGCCAAATTATGTTGCTGTTAAGTATAAATGTATTAAAAGCAAAGAAGACTTAGAAGGTAAGATAAACACAACATGGCAGCTAAACGAAAAAAGGGTGGATTAAAAGGCTTTACTCAAAAGAGTGGTGATATGCGTTCTACGAAGAGTGGAGCAGGTATGACCAAGAAGGGTGTTGCCAAGTATCGTAGAGAAAACCCCGGTAGTAAATTAAAAACAGCAGTAACAGAGAAGAAGCCTACAGGTAAAAGAGCAGCTAGACGTAAATCATTTTGTGCTAGGAGTGCAGGACAGATGAAGAAGTTTCCTAAAGCAGCTAAAAATCCTAATAGTCGTTTACGACAAGCACGAAGAAGATGGAGATGTTAATATGAGTAGTCCTGCAAGGAAAAAAGCCGAAGAAAAGGCAATGGAGCTTAAAAAGAAAGTAGGTAAACAACCAAAAAGAATAGTTGGTAAAACTTACGTGACTAAAGAGGGAGATACTGTATCTGATATAGCAAAGTTAATGGGTACAACTGTTTCTAAAATTAAAGCAGCCAACGCTAGATTAAAAGATGTTAATAAATTACCTAAAGGTATAAGATTAAAATTGCCTGTTACTAAAACTGCAGGTAATATTGGAACATTTGATGCAGAATCAAATCCATATAAAGAAGGTGAAAAAGTAAAACTACGTATGGGTGGCTCATTAAGACCTGTCCCTAAAGGTGGGGGAGGTAAAGGATTGTCTAAACTTCCTACTCAAGTTAGAAATAAAATGGGTTTTATGAATAAAGGGTCTCTTGCAACAAAGAAGAAAACTAAAAGCAAAGCTAAAGGTGGCAAGGGCATTATAGTTGTAAGCATAGGTGTAGGTAAAGTTAAACCTAAGAAAAAAACTAAAGCAAAAAAGAAGACATGATCTCTCGTAACTATGCTTCTGAATACAGAAAGTATCAAAAGCAACAGAAACAAAAGAAAGACAGAGCTAGTAGGAACGCAGCTAGACGTGTCATGCTTAAAAAGGGTAAAGTTACCAAAGGGGATGGCAAAGATGTCTCCCATAAGAATGGGAATCCTAGAGACAATAGACCCAAGAATCTTACTGTAGAAAGACGCAGTAAGAATAGAAGTTATCGCAGAACTAGGACTGCAGGTAAACTTCATAGAACTGCATAGAAGGAGACAACAATTATGCCGATGCATGGTAAAAAGAAATCAAAGATGATGAACAAAGGTGGTGCTACCAAGAAGTCTAAAATGATGAATAAAGGTGGAGCTATGAAAAAAACAAAGTATATGGCTAAAGGTGGCATGAAAAAGACTATGGGTTATGCCCGAGGTGGAGCAGCTAGACGTAAGTAATGTCCTACCTCATTAGTAACATCCCACACTTTAAGTGTTGGGTGCGAAGAGAGTTCACTTGTAATCACCAACAATATCATGGTGAGTTCCTTCATGCGTTAGCTTTTGCAGTCAATACCATACCCGATAGGTCATTGAGCTTCCAAGTTGTATTCACAGGTTGTACAGAAGATGAGAATGTACATGGTGGTGCAATGTGGGCAAGAATGCCAATACAGGCACTTGTAGCAGATATACCTGTAGATGAATGGGCAGAACCAATGGAAGACCATATATGTCAACCTTGGGATTGTGAAGCTAGAAACCATAGTGTCATTGTCATGGATAGAGTCAGTTCTTCCCCTTGGCTTTGTAAAATAGACAATGCATTTTATACTGCGAAATATTTATTCACAGTAGATTATACCGATAGCGAAATAGCAGATGATCCTGCACAACACAAACAATCACACGTGATGTATTTGTTAGATGCAGGTGAGTGGACAGGTAACATTGTAGCATTACCAAATAACAGGGTAAGAGCAACAAGTCCTGCATTATGGGTTACAGGAGAAGGTGCTCCTGACTTTGCTCCTTCACAGTGGTTACACTCTGCAGAAGCACATGAGTCTTACCTAGACCCCTTTACAACATTTAACAATCTATACGAGGACAGAAGTGGCAGTAAAAAAAGCAAAAGCAACAATAAAAAAAGTAGCAGGAAAACTTAAAAAAGCTAGTAAAGCTCATGCAGGTCAAGCAAAGACGCTATCAGCACTTAAATTAAAAAGTGGTGGTAGCACAGTAAACAAAGCAGGTAACTATACCAAGCCTACTATGCGTAAGCGAATATTCAACAGAATAAAAGCAGGTGGCAAAGGTGGTGCTCCGGGTCAATGGTCTGCACGTAAAGCACAGATGATGGCTAAAGCCTATAAGTCAGCAGGTGGTGGATACAAAAACTAATGGCTAAGAAGAAAGACCCTAAAGTAGGTACAGGTAAAAAACCTAAAGGTTCAGATAGAAGGCTTTATACAGATGAAAACCCCAAAGACACTGTTAGCATTAAGTTTGCTACTGTATCGGATGCTAAAGCTACGATATCTAAAGTTAAAAAGATTAATAAACCATATGCGAGGAAAATACAAAATCGGATATATGTTTAGCACACCCTGTTAATTCTTTTCCGTTGGATACAAAACTTTTAATTACACTAAAAGCTGCGTTTGCTGCTGCGAGTTCTGCTAACATTATCTTTTCCTTATAGGTTTACAATATGAAGTTATCGTTAAGTTTGGTCCTTCTTTTTGTGGTATGGTTGGTTGGTTATGCAGACGTTCTGCAAAGTAACGACATCTGTCAATGTCATCAAATCTTTGTGTTTGGTCTATCACTCTTGTTCCCATCATAAACACAAGCACAAACTCTATCATTAATTATACAGGTACTCCCTGTACCTCTTCTTCTTCGTGACAATCACAGTTGCACTCATCGCAATCGCAATCGTAACATTCACAAGTCTCACATCTATTTTTTCTTTTTTCGTTCATGTGCCTTCTTTAATTGTTCTTTTGCTTTTTTAGCGAGTGCTGCTTGTTCTTTCTTCCCAGATACTTTGGCTCGTTGTTCAAGGACAGTAAGGATTTGTATCTTCCTCGCATATGGTTTATTAATCTTTTTAACTTTAGATATCGTAGCTTTAGCATCCGATACAGTGGCAAACTTAATGCTAACAGTGTCTTTGGGGTTTTCATCTGTGTATAGCCTTCTATCTGAACCTTTAGGTTTTTTACCTGTACCTACTTTAGGGTCTGCCATTATCCTCTGTACCCACCACCTGCTGCCTTGTAAGCCTTTGCAGTCATTTGAGCTTTACGTGCAGACCACTGACCGGGAGCACCACCTTTGCCACCTGCTTTTATTCTATTGAATATTCTCTTACGCATTTCAGGTTTGGTATAATTACCTGCCTTGTTTACTGTGCTACCACCACTTTTTAATTTAAGTGCTGCTAAAGTTTTTGCCTGACCTGCATGAGCTTTACTAGCTTTCTTTAATTTACTTACTACTTTTTTTATTGTTTTTTTTGCTTTTACTGCCATTGGTATCCTCATATAGATTGTTAAATGTTACGGAAGGGTCTAGATAAGACTCATGAGATTCAGCAGAATGAATCCACTGTGAAGGACTAAAATCAGGAGCACCCTCACCTGTTCTCCATAAGGCAGGACTTGTTGCTCTAACTCTATTATTAGGAAGTGCTACCACATTCCCTGTCCACTTTCTTGCATCTAACAAGTACATCACGTGTGACTGTTTATGTTGTGCAGGATCGTCTGCTATATCACTGTCTGTATAATCTACAGTGAATAAATATTTACCTGTGTAGAAGCCATTGTCTATCTTACATAGCCACGGAGATGAACTAACTCTATCCATGATTGTAACTGCATGATGTCTTGACTCACAATCCCAAGGTTGACACAAATGATCTTCCATAGGGTCTGCCCATTCATCTACAGGTATATCTGCCACGAGTGCTTGTATAGGCATCCTTGCCCACATTGCACCACCATGCACGTTTTCATCAGGACCATCTTCCATATCTATTTCACAACCTGTGAATACGACTTGGAAACTTAATGACCTGTCAGGTATTGTGTTTACAGCTATTGCCATTGCATGAAGGAACTCACCATGATAGTTCTGATGATTACAAGTGAACTCTCTTCGTACCCAACACTTAAAGTGTGGGATGTTACTAATGAGATACGACATTATCTACGTTTAGCAGCACCACCTTTAGAGTACATCTTGGTCTTCTTCTTCATACCTGCTCCACCTTTAGAGTACATCTTTGTTTTTTTCTTCATTCCTGCTCCACCCTTGGAGTACATTTTAGTTTTCTTTTTTCCGTGCATAGGCATGGCTTATTTTCCTTTCTTTTTTGTATTGTCACTTATAGTGATCATCATTCCTACTGCTCCACCTTTACGATAGTCAGTGCTCCCTGTCTTCTTCTTCTTCATCATACCACCCTTTTTCATGTAACCCATCTTCTTGACCACATCGGGTGCTTTACTTTTTAATGCCTTCAATCCGGGATTAGTATTTGGTATTTTTTTAAGTGCTCCACCTTGACTCATAGCTTTAAACTCTACCTCTGAATCTTTGCCTGACTTATCTGTCATGAATTGTTTTTTAGGTCTAGGTTTAGGTAAGTCTTTATCTGTTATCTTGGGTGGTGTTTTCTTTTTAGGTTTTTTAACTCCCTTAGTTTTAGTTTCTGCCTGTGCCTTACCCATCATAGCTTTTCTTTTATCTGCTTCAGTAAGAGTGGCATCACCCATCTTTTTTATTCCTAGTAAATCATTTATAATATCAGATATACTGTAAGCTGCTATCCCTGCTCCACCTACAGCTGTACCACCTACAAGTCTTTGTAATTTTTTCTCTGCTGCAACTCTATCTGTACCTACAATAATACTGTCAGTCTTTCTTCCGGGTTTACCTTCTACATCTATACCTAGTTTCTTCGCAATCTTTCGCTGTAAAGGCTTACTCAATTTATTTATTGCACTTATAACTCCTGAAAAACTTGCCATTATATCACCATTTTACTTTATGAGACCAATACTTAGCTGATAGCTTTGTAGTTGGTTTACCTTGAGCATCATGTCTAGCATAATAGCTCTTCTTACGTGCCTTATCTTTAGCACTAGTAGGATTCTTACCTGCTCCCTTTACACCTTGTTGACCAAACCTGATCAACTTCATCTTATGTCCTTCTACTGCTAGTACGACATGAGACTTCGTTTTATGATCGGGTGTTCTCTTTGCTTTGTTTACACCCTTTAGTCCATGCTTCTTGAGTAATGCTGCTTTTCTTTTTTCGTGTGCCATTGTGTTTTTATTTTACCCTTTAAGTCTTCTTGTACTTTCATACATTTATACTTTACAGCTTCATAATTAGGCATATGTTCAGGCAATTCTACTGCTATCTCATAGGCTCTCTCAATACACTGTTGTTTATTCTTGTATGGTCCGTACTCATCTACTAAAGTATGGCATAATGGACTTCCCATAGCACAGATTAATACCCATGTCTCAAACATCTTCTAACATTCCTTCTGCTTTCATCGCAGTTTCTACGTGCTTTAGTGTATAACGGACACCAGTCTTAGCTTCTATCGCAGCACGAATGTAGAATACGGAACTGTGAGGAATATGTATCTTGTGTAATGTGTTATTATGTAAGGCATCATAGAATGCTTCTAATATATTACCCTCAGGTATGTATAGTTTTACTGATTTTTTCTTCATTGTCAAGTCTTATTTAAAATTATGTTGGTACGGAGGGGAATAGTTACTACTTCATTTAAGTGTTCATTTATATGTTTATATATTTTAAGTTAATATCATTTAAGTGTACATCTAAATGAACAGTTATACCTAATTATACCCGATTTTTATTCTTTTGTCAACCCCAAAAATAAAATATATTTTACTTGACACCTATATTTGACAGTTAACCCATGTAGTTAACACTCCAATTTTCCCATCTGTGTATTTGTACATGATACGTAACGTGTACGGGGGGTGTGGCTGTGGCTATACCCTACCTTGTTCACCTTTTGTTCTACTTTTCTGCAGATATTTTATTGTTTTATACCTTTTGATACTAAAAAACTATTTAAAATATAGCTAACCTATTGATATTGTTACATTTTATATACTCTAAACTACTGTTTATTTAACAGTTACCTTTGCATATCCTTCATTACGTCAAGATATACCCATATTTTGTTTAACCTAAAATTCGTCTATAAAATTCGTATACTATATAATACAAAATAAAACTTTTTTATATTCACTAACTATTTAACATTTTATTTAATTTTTTTTTAATACTTAACTATTTGATTTTATTAAACAAATTACTAATTGATAAAAAATAATTAACTTTTTTTCATATTAGCTATTTACATTTACGAATTTTTAAATAATAATGTTTACATGATCGAAGCTAACTAGCTAAGTTCATTAAGAGTAAAGAAGGTTTTAATTGAGTAAAAGCGTTCTTTTAATAAGCAAGTAAAATGTAAGTCTTATTAATCGCAACAAAACAAATAAAAGTTTCTAGTTTTTAGATAAAAGTTACAGTAACAATCTTCTAAAAACATTTTTTAAAAAACTCTTGACGGATAAAGTTAAAAATGTAACGATCTAGACAAGATAAAGACATACGACCTAGTCTCTAAATGGGTGCAAGTGCGAACTTTAAATCGATCTTATCAAGGGTAAATCCCCTATACGATAAATGCGAATGCTTATCCATACGTGGGCAAGACGTGAGCTAACTAGGTGTGCCAATCGAGTATATAACGTGAAATATACGAATGACGTAACACCCTAACACTAGACAAGCGACCAAGTGTAGTTTGTAAAAGATAGGACAAGTGCGACTAGAAAAATCCTAGGGTGGCAACGAGTGATAAGTGGGCGAGAAATATAAAGAGACTAGTTTTGTGTGTTGTCTAGTCTGCCTTCTCTTAATATCCTGATCAGGTGAGAATCAAAGTGTAAAAGCGAGGTTAAATCTACATTACTATACTATATGAAAAGTTAGCTATGAGTTTAAGTAAAAGACACTTGGGTTAAGTAACTATAATGAATGCCTAATCGTATCAAGATACATATGTCATATAACGAATGAGAAATATTAAATGGGGTTACAGTTTAAATTATTTATTGTAACCCTCTTTACATTCCCTATTATACGTGGGTATAATGCCCATATAACTTTAACTTATATAAGGAGTATAACTATGTTTGTAATTGCAATAGCTACAAAACCATTGAATGATGGAACTAAAGGCAGAAGGTTTAATGTTTTCAATAAGAAGGGATTCTTTAGACTTAGAAAAGATAAGTCAAGGGGTTGGTTTAAAACTAACGTGGGTGCTACGTTCAAGCAGTTTCACTTTGGTAAACTTACTGTAGCCTTTGAGAAAGCTATGACTCAAAAACCTTTAAATCATTTTGCAGGATAAGTGCGACTTGACATAGGTACAATACTGTAATAGTGTTGTACCCACATATAATAGGATTAACAATAGAAGGAGCAATCATGGAAAAAGCTAAAATAAATAAGAATGAGATTAAAGCTAAGACTAAAGAGGAATTAGAAATGTTAGTTTATGAATTATGGGTTAACTATTTCGTTCCTGATGATACTGATAAAGGACAAACTCATCTTTTCAATATGAGATTCAACAAAATTAAAAGACAAAAGACACACTTTACTGATATTGATTATCAAAAGTGTAGAATAAGTAACGGAAAATTATACATATAATAGAAGGAGCAACCATGATAACGACTAAAAATATAATCGCAATATACAAGTTAGCCAATGCGAATGAAATAAAACATGGGTTAACGTGGTACGTAAATGCTAACTCAGATTGCAAAAAGATTGCGACACAATTAGAGTTACCAATTCATATTGTGATAGGGGTAGTGAGTGCATTATCACCTAACAATAAATGGGAACGTAACATTATCAATGCCAAGGAACTATGCGAGGCATTTATTAATGGTCAAGATATGGATAGCATCAAGGTTAGTACGTATCACAAAATGAAACAAAAGGCATGGCATATATTGGAGACAATGCCAAGCTATGATGAAACTATAACTATACTTAATGGTAAAAAGATTGTATCATTCTTTAGGAATATTAGTGGTGATGAAACAGATATTACTATTGATGGACACGCAAGGAATATATACTACAACGATAGACAAGGCTTGACTACACCTAACACTAACATTAGGAAGCTAGAGTACCTAGATATTCAAAAGGCATATCAACGTGCCTCTAAAAAGCTAGGCATCAAGGCATATGAATTACAAGCTATAACATGGGTAGCATGGAGACGTATACATGGAATTAAGTAACATATCTAACAATAGGTTAGTACCTATATACTTAATGAGTTCATACTTATACTATGAACATGATAAGAATGTATTAGACGATACACAATTCGATTATCTATGTAAAAGGATATTAGATAATTGGGATAACATTACACATATACACAAACACTTGATAGATAAAAATAACTTGAAGGCAGGTAGTGGATATGGTATAAGCTATACCAATATGATCATGAGTAGTGCATTAGATTGGTATGAAACTGAAACTAAAAAGGAGAATGAATAATGAAGGCATATTTAGTGAATGCAAAAGATGAATACGTTGTAGAAGTAGACTGTAAAGACTACGACCACAAAAGAGAACTACTTAATTGTAGAATGCTAGAACTATATCCTTACAAAGTAAATGGTAATGATATATGGACTGACGAAGAGGGCAACCTAAAAGAGTACAATTATTTCTTTACTCTTGATGACGTTATGATTAGTGGCAACGCAATAATACTAAGCTATGATGATGAAGGAGAATCTACTGACGTTAAGGACTTGACAATACAAGAATTAAAGAGTAGGGTTAAGTACATGGGTAAAAGATATATAGATCAAGAGAAATTATTTAGTAACTTTACAATAGAGGAGTGGAAGATAAATGGATAAGGTAATATTAGAAATTGAAAATGATTTAGCTAATAAGTATAAGTACATAGTTTGGGTAGGGGGTAATGATGACTACTATAAGCACTATAAAGATGCAAAAAGAGATGCAGATGAATGGAAAGCTAAAGGCTATGATGACGTAATAATTGAACAAATATAGGAGTATGAATAATGTTACATTGGAAAACTAGAGAAGAGATGGGAGATGGTTTTATGTTTAATAAATCTGAACATTCAGATACACAATACAATTCTCTACAAGCGATACAACCTCATGAAAAAAATACTATGAGAACTAAGTATCTTGTTAGGGATTGGTGGACTACTAAACAACTAAGAGAACTACGTGATTTTATAAATGAAACTTTAATAGAAAGGACAGACACACAATGAAAATACATAGAGTAGTAACCATGCTAGGTGCAACCACTAGTAGTGGCAAACTAGCAAGTGATATGTATGACTTGAATTATAAGACATACTATTCAGAAGGAGAAGATAAACATATACCTATATCACACATGGACTTTCAACATATGGTTAGATCATTCGTAAAGTTATGTGATCAAGAGGAGATGTTAGATAGATCAAAGCATATGGGTACGACTAAAGACTTGGTTAATACTGTTGAAGAACAAGAGAATAAAATACTAGGATTGACTACAGACATAGCGAATCTACAAGAAAGATGTAATACTAAAGATGATATTATAGAAAGTTTACATAAGAAATTGTACAATATAGTAGCACTCAAAGGACACTACTATACTTTTAGTGAAGTACCACAAGATGCAGAAGGCAAGGAGTTTGTCAAGAACTGTAGGAAGTATCTTAACAAGGAGTCATACAACATAAGAGTGAAAGGACAACACCTCAAGAAGGAATTGTATGGACAAGGTAGGGCATATCATGGTGCAAACATGGAAGACTCTACACACATGAGAGTTTATATTGACACTAAATAAAAATGGGAGTATAACTATGTTACCAAATAACAACGACACAATAGTAATTTTAATTGTGAGTGGGATATTAGTATTGTTCTTCTCAACATACATGGGAGTTTAGATATGCAAAAGGTTAGAGTCTATTGGAATTTACACAAGAAAACTTGGAGTGTACAAGACTACAAGAGTGGTCTAGTAGTTGACCATCAACCTACTATGGTTTTAGAACAAGCAAAGTTTGTTGTAAGAAAAGGTGGTCAAGAAAGAGTTAGAAAAGAGGGCAAGAAAAATGTTCATGCCTTTGCAGTTGGTTTAATATCTACTGATCAAGACAAGACAAAACACTTCCCACATTATTATAGAGTCAAGTATAATCCACATACTGATAACTATTTTATGCAACAACGACCTGATGACAACCAATATAAACAAAAAGAATGGAGTTACATATCAAAAGATTTTGAGGGTACAATATATATGGAGTCAACAGAAAACCTTAACCCAAAAGTTTATATATAGGAGTATAACATGAATGTAGGAGATAAAATAAAAGTCATAGACCAAGAAATTTATGGTGTCATAGTACATGACTTTGGTAATGAGATTGTCATTGAAGATGAAGATGCAGAAACAGATGACAATACATTATGCTTTAAAAAATCAGAGGTAGAGGAGATAACATTATGAATGTACTAAGTTTATTTGATGGCATGAGTTGTGGGCAGTTAGCCTTACAACGTGCTAACATACCTGTTCATAGATACTATGCTTGTGAGATAGACAAGTATGCTATGGAGGTAACACAAAAGAATTTTCCTAATACAATACAGTTAGGAGATGTTACAAAGTTAAAAGATTGGTATGCTACACGTACCCCATACAACTCTGAACCTATAACCCTACTTCTAGGTGGCTCACCTTGTCAGGGATTTTCTTTTGCAGGAGATCAGTTGGCATTTGATGACCCACGTTCCAAGTTATTCTTTGAGTTTATAAATGTTATGAATGACTTAAAACCTGAGTACGTGCTACTTGAGAATGTTAGAATGAAGAAAGAGTTTGAAGATGTAATCACAGAGCATATGGGATTTCCCCCACAGTTACTTAACTCTAGTGTTAAATCTGCACAGAACAGATGGAGAAACTATTGGTTTGGTAAAAGAATGAATGACCCATTATGTAGTGGTAAGTATATGCAGATACCAATACCACCTATGGAAGATTTAGGTTTAGTGTTACGAGATATACTACAAGAGGATCATGGAGAGCCACCTGTACCTATCAATGAACGTAATGCTAGACATCATAAACACCCATACCAAAAGTCTCTGTGTGCTACTGCTACAATGTACAAGGGAGCAGGTAATAATGGTATGACACTTGTTGATAGACTGATACCTGTAGGAGATGCAGAAGAGTATGCACACTACAATTACAGAGCAACAAAGCAAGTGTATCACATGAATGGTAAAGCACCTACACTATTGACTATGCAAGGTGGCAATAGAGAACCAAAGGTAGCTACATATTCCACCAAGGGTGGTCGCATTGTTAATCGTAGGCTAGATGCAGAGGGTGTACGTAAAGATTACCAAATGGATTTACCATTGACACCACAAGTAGAGATACGTGATGATGATAAAACTAATTGTCTTACGACTGTACAAAAAGATAATGTTGTGGTAGAAGGTATGACATGGAGAAAGCTAACACCTATTGAGTGTGAGAGATTGCAGACACTACCTGATAATTACACAGAGGGTGTATCAAAGACACAACGATACAAGATGATTGGTAATGGTTGGACAGTAGATGTGATTGCTCATATACTCAAGGGCATACAGTCAGATGAGTGGCATGAAATGTATAACAACAATAAGGAGATGGTATAATGGACATGAATGAATATTACAAACAACTAGAAGGTTTTTCTATAAACAAATATTTAGGAGAGGGAGAAGATGGCTTCCCTAAATTCTTATTGAAAGCACCTAACTATGCACCTGTTACGATTGAAGTATCTGCAGATGAAGAGGGTAACTATGGTGGGTTCTTGTTTATAAGTCCTGATGCAAAGGAGACTTCACAATGAAAATTAAACGTGGATACGATAAATTGTTTCTAGATATAACTGTAGATGTTTTACAAAACATGATTGCAGATTCAGTAAGCAAAGGTAACAAAGAAGATGTTAAACAATTAGATAGAGTTTTAGGTTTAGTTGTTTTAGAAAGGGAAAGCTATGACTAAGAAGAAAGATACAAGGCGAGATGCTTGGAACTTTGATTACTTAGGATTGAAAGCATATGGTACGACTACACCTAGGAAGTATCACGATTGGGTGTACATGGCAGATGACCAAATAAATAAGGTGTTGAAGACAGTTATTGTATTGGTATATGCCTATGGTTTCTTTGTAGCGATAACAGATATATGGGAGAATCTATAATGACTAAGGTAGTATATGATACATGGCAATCTGTAATGAACCATGAACGTAATCCATTGCGACACATACCTGACTTGAACACTAGGCATATGGTTATGCAAGTGTTAGCATGGATGTGGTGCATAGTATTCTCTATGTACTTTAGTAGTATGTGGATGTTTGGTATAACTGCAGTTGCTCACATATTTTTATTAGGTGCTATAGCTATAACTGTAGCTACGTTTGAAACTGCAAAGAGAAAGCCTAAATTCTTTATAAAGAAAGGCTATCACACACCAAGCAGAAGTAGATATATGTATTACAAAGGCAAGAGAATTAAGTATGATGATAACGATATAGGAGGAGAACATGAATGATGTATAAATACTCATTAGGAACTGAAGTTCAAGGAGCAGAGTATATTCAAGGAAACCTTGTTTCAATAGCTGAAGGTAAGATAGTGAAAAGAAAAAGGTGGAGTGGAGAAAATTGGTATACTCTAGATGTAGGAGAAGTTTTTTTAGAAGATGAGATAAAGGAGATATAAAATGTGGCATAGAATAACAGACTTTTTTAATATAGAGTATCACAAGAACTATGGCGAGGGTACAAAGTTTGACCTTGACTATGGTAAGTTGCTAATCATAGCATTATGTGTTTACATAGCAATTAAGGTATCATGAAGATAAAAAGTATTAATCCAATAGCACGACTACTTGCTTATACAAGGAAGAGAAAACAAATCGTACCACCTAAAAAAGGTAAAGGTTCATACAATAGAAAGAACAAACAGAGACGAGTTGACATTTCTAAATAAATCTTATATAAGCAAGTATCACTTAACCAAAGTCCCAAGTTGGGACATATTTTTGAAAGGAGACTAACATGCCATTAGATGCATACATACCACACCTCTTCACATTAGAGGACACTAATCTAGACTTTAAAGTAAAGTATGAGGACACTAAGTTTACAGGTAAAAGATACGTAAGAAACTCTGTAACAGGAGAATACTTGGGTATCGTAGGAGATAAGTTCTCAACTGTAAATCACGTGAACTTCTTCAATGGTATCAAGAAAGTTATACAGGAGAATAGACACCCTGTTGACCTTGATGGTGCAAAAGTAAATATAAAGACAGGAAGAAACAATGCCTTTGTATTCTTAGACATTACGTTACCTAATGTAAAGCATACGATCACAACTGCTAAACACCAAACAGTAATCAATGAGAGAATCATTGCTCTGCATGGCATAGATGGTTTAACATCTAACCAAGTATACTTTGGTGCTATTGATAGCTACTGTTCCAATGGACAAGTTGGTGGAGAGTTTGACCTCATCAAGATGAAGAACACAAGTGGCTTCACTATGGGTAGACTAATAGCAGAAGTTAAGTTAGCTAAGAGTAACTTTGACTTACGTTGTGAGATGATGCAGAAGTGGGCAAACATACCACTCAAAGTAGATGGTAAAGATTTCTTGAGTAAGCTAATCAAGTCAGAGACTATGGCTAAGAAGATGTACGAGTTAGCTTGTCAGGAGATATCTAGACGAGGTAAGAATGTTTATGCTCTGTACTCTGCCTTCACTAATTACTCATCATACGCAGATGAGAGAAATGGTTTCAACATACGTAATACAGGCTTTGATACAAAAGCAGAGACCATGTGGAAGAGAGAACAAGAGGTAGCAAAGTGGATTTCTTCACCTCAATTTAAGTCTCTATTGGTGGCATAATGAAAGTTCAGGAATTACTCAAAGAGTATTATATATCCTTTGAATACAATAACTTACGAGCAGAAACTAAAGCACAGTATAAGTATTTTTTAGGTATAGTTTGCTCTACAAGTGTGGTTGATGGCATAGAGTTAGGCAGTTATAAACTGTCTAGCTTGACCACCAAACTTGCCAAGTTGTCTTACAACAAATGGTGTGAGAGAGGTGTGTCATTTGCTAATCATCTTATGTCTGTCATTAGGGTGTTGCTTAATTACGGAATCAACATGGAGCATTGTAATATGAATCCATTTAGTAATATAAAGAAACGTGTCGTTACACACAGAAAAGTTGTTTGGACTAAAGATGACGTTATCAGGTTTCTTGATACTGCTTACTCTGATTTTAAAACAAGGAGCATTGGCTTGATTGCACAGATGGCATACGAATGGTGTCAACGTATTGGAGATATGAGAGTTCTTGAGTGGTCTAATCTTGATCTAGATGCTAAACGTATGCAGATACAACAGTCAAAGCGAAGAGCAGAAGTATTTTTACCTATATCGGATGAGTTACATGAAATGTTAGTACAACAACAGGATGATTATGGGTTTCAAAAGTATGTAGTTCCTCGCCCACGACCCTTCAGAGGCTCATACAAGCCTTATTCACTCACTAAACTACCAATCATAGCTAGGAAAGTTATGACCTCTGCAGGACTATCTAATGAGTTACGATTAAGTGACTTACGTAGAACAGGCACAGTTGAAATGGTTGATGCAGGTGTATCTATGGGTAATATTATGTCTGTCACAGGACATGCTAACCCACAATCTGTTAAACCTTACATGAAAAATACATTCACAAGTGCTAACTTGGCATTACAAGCACGTAGAAATTTGACAGATGAAAAAACCTGTGCTACAAGCATGTTAAATGCCGACAAGGAAGGATACTTATAATAACATGTATAATGTATACACTTATATTGAAGACTTAGACATACGTAATGGAGAAACAAAAAGACTGAACTGTCCTGCATGTAATTCATACAAGACGTTTACAGTTACCAACAACATGGGTTCTCTGTTATGGAATTGTTACAAAGCATCTTGTAATGTACGAGGGAGTTCACGTGTTCACATGACTGTTGAGGAGATACGTGACATCAAGCAAGTGTCCCAAGTTGGGACATCATTTGAAATGCCTGAGTATATCGTGCCACATGGCTACAGGAGAGAGGTTATGACTTTCTGTGAACTGTGGGACTTAGATGTGGATAAACTTGACTTGTTGTACGATGTCAAAGAAAGTAGAGTTGTCTTTCCTATCAAAGATAATGGCAGGATTGTTGATGCTACAGGTAGGTCAGTCTACCGAAAGTTACCTAAATGGAAAAGGTATGGTTCTTCGGACTTGCCATATGCATTTGGTTGTGGTAGTATCGCAATAGTAGTAGAGGATTGTGTCAGTGCAGGTGTTATTGGCAGTGATGTATATGTTGGGGTAGCTGTGTTGGGTACATCATTATCGGATTCACACAAACTGTTCCTTTCACAGTTCTCTACTGCAATAATCGCACTTGACCCTGATGCACTACCCAAGTCTTTTGCATTTGCTAAAGAGTTACGATCACATGTCAAGGATATTAAGATACTCAAGTTGCATGACGATTTGAAGTATAGGAGACAAGAAGACGTAGATAATTTAAAACTATTAACCCCAAAGGAGACACAGATATGGAATTAGCACTAGTAAGAAGTTTGATGGATAAATCATTCTATGATGCTCATCGTGGAGCAAAGTGTCCTGATAGATTATTCAGTAAGGATGCTAGGAAGGTTAAGCAGTCTATTGACAAAGCCATGAGCAGGTATGAAAGAACTGTTACACCTGATGAGATAGAGGCATTGTTTATGTCAAGCAATCCGACTCTCACAACTGCACAGAAACAAGCATACTCACATTTGTTTAGACAGATAAAGAGTGAGCAACCTATGGGAGAAGATGTTGCACAAGAAGTATTGTCAAAGTTATTTCAACAAGTCGTTGGCGAGGACATTGCTAACATAGGCTTTGATTACGTTAATGGCTCACACTCGTCACTAGAACCTATACGTAACATACTAGAGATATACGGAGATGATTTTACACCTAACCTTAACGTGGAGTGGGATGATATGGAGATTGATACACTATTAGCTAAGAATGATTTGGAAGCACGTTGGTCGTTTAACGTGCCTAGTTTAACAAGACAGGTAGAAGGCATCAATGCAGGACATCTCATAGAGATAGGTGCTAGACCTAATACAGGTAAGACTAGCTTTCACTCTAGTATTATAGCAGGTCCTGATGGCTTGGCACGACAAGGTGCAAGTTGCATCATC